ATCTCTGAGTTACATAGACGATCTCAAAAATCGTATTAGGTGACGATGCGCTAGTCAGGTCTAGTCGGAAAAATTGCGCTCCAACAACCGGAGAAGGGAATCTGCTTCCCGTTCCCGTAGCCAAAGTGAGAGAGGTTGCGGTATTGGATATCGCGCCAGAGAGCGTCGAATAAGCGTTATTCGCGTAAAGTTCGATGAGTGCGGTCATGCGATAGTCACCGTGTATTGGAACTGGAATGGGAGCAATAATACGCCATCAGCGATACAAACTTGCAGATAAGTCAAAAGGTTAGAGCTTACGCCCGTTAAATTAGATGCCGTGAGCGTAATCGTGCAAGTGGGGAGTGGTGAAGTTGCATCATTGAACGTCACGCTGATGCCGGGATTCCAAGCAGGACAAATGTTTGTACCATTGGTGCCGTACAGGAATCGGGCAATTCGACGCTTTAACCAAGGAATCGAAAAGTTCTTTCCGTCACCCTTAAAAAACCACCATGTCAGAATGCGCTTATAAATATCATCCGGCGTATCGTAGTTGTTCTGAGTTTGATAAATCTGCGTTGTGCTGATTGCACTGACGATATTGGGTGTCGGACCACTGGGACCGATGGCCCCATGATGCTTCACGGACCCGATCTGACCAATCATTCCTGAGATAGCACTAGATGAAAGGCTAGGCCGTGGAAGTCCATAGATTCCCTGCCCAATCCAGTCCAGCAACGCCCCTGTAAGCCCTGTATAGACCGGAAGATTGATATCCGCGAACCAAGTAACGTAGTTTTGCGTTTGTTGGTTGTAGGACGTTATCAGGGCGGGAAGATCGGGATCGTCTATGTATTGAAAATACAGATACGAAGGGATCGTTTTGGTTGCCGTTACGGGAGCGGTGGGCAAGGTCATAATTTCACCGTGGTCACGCCTGAAGTACCAATGAAATAGTAACCTTCTGGATCACCGACTACGATTCCTGTTCCCGTTACAACCGGAGTGATGACACCGTTCAACGTAATTTGAATGCTGATATAGGTCAGTAATGGCGTTGGGACTACGGAATTGATGGACTCTTGGAACACGTACTGAAGTTCGTATTCATTAATCGGTTGGCCCGGACCAAGGCTGTTGATGTAAGACACAATGGCCGGAGCCGAAAGCGTCTGAACGGCTGTATTTGAAATGGTGTTGGTCGAACTGGTCTTCCATGAAATCTGAACCAGAACGGGTTGCTGGACCGGAGTCACAAACGGGATTACATAGGAATCCGGGGTATCGTAAATCGTGACGCTTTGATTTCTAGGAATGGTCCCTGTTGATCCTACCGTTACCGATCCACCACCTGTCCATGTGCCTGAAGATGATGTTCCAAAGGTGAACGAGAATGGATCAGGAAGCGCCGTAATGGTGTGCGCCCCATCGACTCCGGTAAGGCCCGTGGTTCCAGCAATCGTAATAGATTCACCAATCGTAAACCCCGTCACCAGATTGGTCGTTATCGTGGTTGTGCTTCCAGTTGTCACTCCTGTTACGGACATGACCGATCCAGTCAATGAGCTAGGATCGCCGCAGGATTGGAAAATGGCATCCGCAACGGCAGTCGGATCGCCGCCACCTACAATGACTTCCCATTTGCTACCGGACTGCCTAACGCTAATCAGGCTCGAAATGACGCCCGGAACCCTTTGCAGATAGGTTTTGATTGCCGTAATCGTGCTAGAGCATGACGTAAGCCCCGCATTCAATACTTGTGATCGATAATCATCGGGTGATTGAACGCCGCTTGAAGGAATACCCGTAGTCGGGTTAGTGACCGTCAGCGTGATCCCGGTGGGAATGGATGACAGGATATTCGTTACGGTTCCAGCTGGTACAGCCCATGAACCCGAAATGGTCGCTACAGCATAAACAGAGTTGCTAGTACCACCCGATTGAATGACGGATGCTTCTTGCGTCAGGTACTGGTACGTTCCATCAGAAACCAAAACACCGGCATTGATAACGAATCCCGGAGTGCCTGAGAACTTCAGATAAACAGAAACATTGGTGCCAAGCCCTTGTTGGACTCCGTAAATCTGACCAAGCTGATTCAGGATAAAAAGGTTTGCCCCGTAAGGCGTCATGCTGTTGACGGTTTCAACCTGTGCCGAATCAATCAGGACTAAAGCCCCGGTATCTGTTGATGCGATATCTTCAATCAGCGTACCCGGAAGATTGGCAGTCAATCCAGGATCAAGAGCAACGGCCCCAGCAATGATCTGCTGATTCAGGCTTGTGGGGGACTGAGGCTGAAGCCCCGCAGAAGTCATTACGATAGGCAAAGACATTTTTTATCCTCTCAATGGCGCATATTTGCCATAGTGCAATTTTTCGGCATTGTGCCTAGCATTTATTGCGTCTTCAATTTCATGAAACGTCCCTAAATGAATGCGCTTGCCTGAAATTGTCACAAATGCTTTAAATTTTTTTTCATTTTTTGAAAAATGAACGCCACGAACTCCTGTGCTTAAATTGTTTTTTCTAGCTTTCGAGCAATTTTTCATATTTTCTTCTTGCGAACATTCTCGCAAGTTGCATATACGATTGTCAGTTTTAATCTCATTGATGTGGTCAATTTGAAATTTAGGCCACTCCCCATAAAAATGAAACCAAGCAAAGACATGGGCATAGAAAGGAACCCCAAAGACACGTATTCCTAAATATCCTTTTCTTCCCCTTGGATATCCACCTGCCTCGGTTCCTTGCTTGTGCCTTCCTCTGGTTATTTTTCTTGTAAATTTTCCGGTATGAGGATCGTAGTCTATTTCTGAACGCGCAAACTCAATCGTAATGTCTTTTTTATTCATGCGAAACCTCAAAATTACTATTGTAACTCATGTCGGTATCGGCACGTTGAAGTTAATGATGGAACCCTGCTGGGTGATGATGTTCACCTGATATACAGGGGTCGGCACTTGATACTGATTCAGCGCATTGATTTTGCTGATTTTAAGCGATGCAAAGTATCGCGCATATTGTTGCTGAGTGAAATAAACGGCAAGGTCTGGGAACACTTGCGTGGTAACGCTTTGAATGGCCGGAATGCCATAGTTTGCCCAGAAAGGTGATTCATTCTGATTAAGCTGAAGCACCTGAGCCAAAGCGGTGACGTACACGGCATCGTTATAGCCATTGGCATCCGTTGTGACTTCGTTCCATGTGTAAGTGCCATCAGTGTGATAGGTCCGGCCCCAACATCTCATACCACGTTACCCGTATTACTTGATCCGGTAGAAACACCCGAATGATGATGCGTCAGGAAATCCTTGCCCATGATCTTGACTGATGTTCCCTCAATGTCAATCGCTCCATTTTTGGCGATAGAGATGAAAGACGTTCCGCTTTTGAGCGTGATTCCTGTAGGCGTTATCGTGACCACAGAATTTCCGGCCTCATCCTGAATAGTTACGCCATTCGGACCATACATCCATACCGTGTTGATATCTGGATTGCTCGGCCATCCTTTATTGGTAATGGGCTGAAACACCAGAACCTTGTTAAGGTTGCCAAAATTCTTGAATGTGGCGGGTGTCGATTTTTCCGCTGTAATCTGTTCGGTAGGAACGTCTACAAAAGTCGTGTAGCCTCTGGTTCCAATTTGGATAGGAAGCCTCACGTATTCGCTCATGAATACAGGAATCGTGATCTGAGGGAACTGAAAGGCGTTTTGCACCATTTCAAAGTTGACCGTCACGAACAAACCATCGTCACTGATTGCAATGACAGTGCAAGGAAGCTCCCATCCCATCTGCTGTTGATTCGCTTCATTGCGATAGTCAACAGACTGCGAAAGGTTTTGTACGTATGGAAGTTTTCCAGCAAAGTTTGTCATGGCGTGACCACTAACGTTTGATCTTGCGGATAGTAATACATCGCGGAAGTCTGAAAATAACCCGCAATGATGTTAATCGGTCGATTTAGTGCAAGTGTAATGGTCTTATTGTTGGTCGTTTGTACGAAATCGGTGTTGGTGTACGTGTAATCGGCTGATGGGGGACTTCCGATCAGCGGGATCGTCACAACGCGATTGCCGAATTGATCCAAGATAGTGACGTAATTCCGCTGGCCAAATACATTCCATGCAATCGTTGCCGTATAACCCGCCCCATCCAGTGTGACCTGAAGATTGATGGCGGTTTTAAACGATTCTGGCACGTTAAATTTCGTCATGATTAACCCAGCAATGACTGGCCGCCATTAGCGACAGTTTGATAGAACGTATTCAATGTGCCGTTAGATTGCGGCAACGTCAGCAATGGTTGAACGAAATCCATCTGCCAAGAAA